TTCTTCATGAAGGAAACCTTCTGAATCATGGTAATGAATAATCTTTTTATTTTTATCAATACCTATATCAATTCTACCTTCTGGGTCATCATCTGTCTTTTTTATTATGCCATCAATAGATATTTCAGGTATTTCAAAAATCTCTTTGCCAGAAGTTGTGATTCCATCAACTTCAATATTACCTTTTACCCTTGCACCCTGTTCAAAACTTCCTTTTCCGTCAACCACTAAATCAGAATAGATATGCTTTGTGCCATCATTTTCGTGTGATTCAAGCATTTTTTTATTTGCATCAAGTTCGGCATCAATAAACTCTGGATTCTCTACATAAGACTCCGTAGCAGCTACGTCAGCATCAATAAGAGACTTTCCTTCTTCTTTTTCGACCTTAGATTCTATTCTTTCTTCTAATTCTTTATTGAAAATATGACCTTTTACTTCAAAATCTCCGAACTCAACCTTCCTTCCATCATTTTCTCTTGCTTCAAGAAGTTTTCCATCTTTATCTGTTTCTGCACAAATATATTCAGGATTCTCTACAAGCCTATCGTCATCTTCAAAATACCAATCTTCGGGGTCAGCACTAAATGTCTGAGTTTTGCATCTAAATTGCTGATAGTTATTGTCAGAACTCTGTACGAACTTCACAGACATTCCACCACGTCTGAGGGTGGCTGGAATGTTGGCACCATCGACACCCAGAGCTGCTGCAAGATCAGCGTACTTGGTATTGTTGTTATAGACAGTAATGTCGAAAACTTCCTCAATCTGTGACTTGACGCAAAGGAATACATACTGTGTACCATCCCATGCGTATTCGCTATAAACAGTATCATCTACCTGGCTGTTTGCACCGTCGTAGCTTGAAACTCTGTAAATGGTGTCTGTACTACCTGAAGCTGGTAAAGATGCGTATGTAGCAACTGTGACGTAGTTCTGGTGTGGTGTAGATACAAGGCCGTTGACTTCTGTCTTGTTGTAGGTCTCGCTCTTTGTGTATGCATCTGTAATGCCATAGCCAGCCAGAGTGGTTGCTTTATCTGCTTTATCTGTGTCAAGTGCTTCTTCGGCTGCTTCGGCGCGGGTAGCTTCTGTGTCAATGGCGGTTTTGACTCCACCTGATGTGACAGGGTTGGTGCTACCTGCCGTTGGAGCTGTGTCGAAGGTTAGTTCGTTCTGTTTTGCAGCAAGCAGGGCTGTAAGTTCTGTGGCTGTTGGCAGATCAATCAATTTATCCTTCAGTAGCGAGGTTATTCCGGAATTAATCGCAGCCCATTGTACGGATGTGAAGCCTGAGTTGTTTAGGGTGTATTCATAGGCCCATACAGAGCCGTTGAACTTGTAACGATCTGTGCGGGCGATCTGAAGCGGTGTTTCGTCGCTGGTTGGTATCTGAACAAAGCAGTAGTCGTTGTTGTCGGCTGCAATAATCTTTGAAGCCAGCATCAATGCGATCTGTTCTTGTGTTGCGTTGTAGCTCAGTTCCAAATCTACAACTACGTTAAATGTGCCTTTAAATACGGCTGTGGCAGTCGAAATACTGCTATTAACAAATGATTTGTCGGCCAGCTGATTAAGTGCCGATGCTGCTTCGGGAATGAGCGCAACGATGGCTGCAATAGCAGCTGCGCGTGTGGTAGCTTCTACGTCGATAGCATTGTAAACTCCACCACTCTTTACAGGGTTGTTTGAATTCTCTGTGGGCTCATTGTCGAATGTTAGCACATCTTGTTTGCCTGCAAGTGCCAGGACTATTTCACTATTGGTTGGTAAAGCAGTCAGTTTGGCAACCAAACCGCTGGTGATGCCTGAATTGAGCGCAGCCCATTGGTCAGCGGTGAAGCCGCTGTTGTTCAGGGTGTACTCATAGGCCCATGCAGAGCCGTTGAACTTGTAACGCTCGATGCTTGCTATCTGGGTTGATGTCTCTATGCTGGTTGGAATCTGTACGAAGCAGTAATCGTTGTTGTCGGCGGTGCTGATCTCGTTTGCCAGAGCTGCTGCAATCTGCTCATGCGTTGCGTCAATGGTCAGACTCAGATCGTTAACCAGATTGTATGTGCCTTTGAAGGTTGCGGTTGCAGTTGCTATGCTGCTGTTGACAAATGATTTGTCAGCAAGCTGGTTTTCTGATGAAGCTGCAGCGGGTATCTTTTCCTCGATAGTGTCGATGTCGTCGGCATTGGCTTTTTCGGCTGCTTTAGCGCGGGTCTCTTCGTTGCCGATTGCAGAATATACTCCACTACTCTTTACAGGGTTGTTAGAATTCTCCATGGGCACATTGTCGAATGTTAGCACGTTCTGTTTGCCAGCAAGTGCCAGAGCCAGTTCGTCATTGGTTGGTAAAGCAGTCAGTTTGGCAACCAATCCGCTGGTGATGCCTGAATTGAGCGCAGCCCATTGGTCAGCGGTGAAGCCGCTGTTGTTCAGGGTGTACTCATAGGCCCATGCAGAACCGTTGAACTTGTAACGCTCAATGCTTGCAATCTGGGTTGGTGTCTCGCTGCTGGTTGGAATCTGCACGAAGCAGTAATCATTGTTGTCGGCGGTGCTGATCTCGCCTGCCAAAGCTGTGGCAATCTGCTCATGCGTTGCGTCAACGGTCAGACTCAGGTCGCTAACCAGGTTGTATGCACCTCTATAGGTAGCTGTTGCAGTTGCAATGCTACTGTTAACGAAATTCTTATCAGCAAGTTGGTTTTCATCTGAAGCTGCAGCGGGAATTTTCCCTTCTATCACGTCGATGTCGTCGGCGTTCTGCTTCTCTGCAGCTTTGGCGCGGGTAGCTTCTATATCAATATTGCCTTGCAGAGTCTGTTCTGCAAGTTCTGCGCGATCTACTTCTGCGGTTAGGTCGGTCTGCATTGCTGCACCATCAAGGATATTCTGCACCTCTTGGCCAGTCTGGGTTAAATCGAAATCTGCCATATTTTTAATTGTTTTATTGGTTACTACTTCTAAGAACAAACATATATCCGCCATCTGATGTTCTTAGCGGATCGTGGTTATTGTCGCATAGGCGCATATAGCGATCGCCGATGTCGGATGCTTCGGTGCGTTCGTATTTTATTTCCTTCGAAGACTCAATGAATGGGCATTTAAGAAGTCGCGGGAATGGAACTGTCACGACAAAAGCAATAACTTGCTCATCAATTTCTGGACGGATGCTATCTGGGCAATCAGGATCGTGTATATCCATCTTCAATCGAGCCACCACAGGGCCTACCATTAGGTTGGTTGGGAATGAGAACACCCAATGCCCGCTGAGATACAAAAAATCGCTTTTTGGAATGACGATTTTATTGCCCATCATTCCAAACAAGATTTCAAGCACAAAATCATCATGCCCAAAATCAAAATCGGACTTTTCGCTGCTGACTATGTATTTAGCACGCTCGCCCTGTTGTATAATATTCTCTGTGTTCATCTTGTATCTGTTTTTATCCAAGTTTCATATATGGTTTAATCAGGGCATCAACGCCGTATAGGGTGGCGTAGATGTTTTGCGGGGTGGCTGCAGCGCGGAATTGGTAGCTGTTATCTACTATCATCAGCGATGCGTGAATGATGGGTGCGGGCACCAGCTTGTTGCCTGAACCATCGGTCGAGCCAAATTTCTCTACCAGCTCATCATAACTGCGATTTATGATGTTTAGAATAGTCTGCTCGGCTGCTTCGCCGTATAGTTCCAGCAGGCTATCTTCGCAATCATAATCGATGCGGGAGTGGGTCTTGATGTATTCAATCGTTAACCATTTCATATCGTTGTATCTTTTATTGTCGATGAATTATCTGAAGGGGGTTTTCTTGCTTATGTGGTTGTTGGCAGCGATAGCGGGCCAGAACCGATGAATTGGAATGATCCTGTAACCAGATTGGTTTCGGCTGCATCGATGCGACAAATTCGTAGTATCGCGGTTCCGGTGATGTAGTTGGTGTTGTCGGCTGAATCGTACACTTTGATGTTATAACTCTCATTCACATTCAGCAGATCGGCCAATCGTGTGGCCAAATAGTTGGTTGTGAAGCTCCATCCGCAACGGCCTGCAAGATACTCGCGCCATTTACCGCTATTTGGCGATGCTTTTTCTAACTGCGAGCCTTCTGCCTGTATCTCTATACCTTTCACAGCGGCGAATGGTGATGTGCCGCTTATGGTGGTGATTAGTATGGTTTGACTGTTCTTTGCCATAATCTTATTGCGTTAAATTCGTCTCATTGATGATGTCAAAATTTCGCCTGTTCCGGTTCGTCGGCCTGTGTTGTTTAGCACGAACTTCAAGTCTTCGCCCGATACAATGGTCTCTAATTGCAGATTGCCAAGTCCGTTGTTATTGAGCATCGAAACGAGGTTTGAAGACTGCGCTCGCGTTAGCACAGTTTCGCCGCTGTTGAGCATGGCGGGGATGTTATCGCCGCTGAAGCTGCGCCCTGGCACAATTCCGTTGGCTCCGTGAACCACACCACCATTGGCGAAGATTCCAAGGAATGTGCCCACCTCTTGCATTGCCTGGATAGCAGAAATGATGGCCACGATGGTGTTCATTATTCCGAATGCTTCGGCAAATCCCTTCGGAATCTCTATGCCGATGTTTTCCAGACAGGTGAACATGTTGCCGACTGCGCCTGTGATGTCTGCAAGGTTGGCAGAGTCCTTCTTGTCTTCAAGGTTGGATGGTTTTTCGTTCTTGGTGATGTCGCGGCCTGAATCCCATTGTTTTTTACCGAATCCCATGTAGGCGCGAAGGTTCTGCTGATCGGCCATTCCCCAAACGCTTTGGAAATAGCGGTCGGGGTCGGCTTTCAAACTTTCATCCATTGTAGGATTGAATGCCACCTTGCTTGCGTCGAACTCGCTGCCTGTCTTTCGTGGTGTTTTGGTGGTTTTGGTCTTGTCGCGCTTGTGGCCTGTGATGGTAACGCCTGCAGATTCCCACTTTATTTCGCCATTCATCCAATGTCCGGTCTGGATGTTTCCTTCGCTATCGGTTTGCTCCACATAGGTGCCATTGGGCGCAGGGCCACTTGGTGTTGATGGATTCTTTTGGGGTTTGTCTTGTATGCCCATCGCCTGCATCAGACTATTCCAGGCATCTTTTGCTCTGCCTATCGTCTCAACCGTGAAAGTCAAAGCACCCACAAGTTCTGTTTTGATGCCTTTGGCCATGTCATCCCATCCTGTATAGCCGAAAACTTCTTGCATGGCATTGCCAAGTTCCAACATAGCATCTTCCAGCTTTGCATTGGCTTGTGCTGCACGATCGGCTGCGGTTTCAACGTAACCGCCTGCCTTCTCCATGCGTTCTTTGATGATTTCGGCCACAGCGGTCGTCATGTCGCCAACCTCTTCCATCTTCTTGCGGAAGTCAACAGCCGAAAGTCCAAGGTTGTCCAAAATGGGTAACGATTTACGGCCCAAACCTGTTACGATTGAATCAACCATATATTCAACGCTCTGGCCTGTGTCCTTGGCTTGCTGCTGTGCGAATGCCAGGAAGGTGCCCATCTGTTCAAGACTCAGGTTGAAGTTGTCGAACTTCACAGCGTTTTTCATCAACTCCAAGTCGCTCACGGTGTTGTGGGTTGCTTCGCGCAGATTGTCAAGCAACTGTGGCTGATTCAGTCGGTCGAATGCGCGCTTGATTCCTTCAGCCTGCTTTGCAAGTTCTGCGCCGCGACTGATAGCTTCGCCGCATGCATCGGTGAAGGCGTTGATAGCAGCTGCTGCTGCACCAATAGCAATGCCAGCCGCTGTTAACTGCTTCATGTTGATGCCAATCGAGTTGGTGAAGTCTTCGAATTGCCGCTTTGCTCCTCGCAGTTTCTGTTCGTACTGCGCGGATTCAAGCGATAGTCTTACTATTGAATTTGCTGCCATATCTTATGTTGCTGAATTGAATTCTTTTTGCATAATTTCCTCGATCATCTGTGATATTTCCTTTGATGCGGTTTCCATCTGGAACACAGCTGATGTTGAAAAGACTCTGCGACTAGGCATTGCACCACGATTGCCGAATCGGGTTTGGCGTTCTACGGTTCCGCTGTTGTAGAAGCGCAGAACAAAGGCGCGCGCTTTGCCAAAATAGCCGTTCTGCGCCTTGGTGTCGTTGCTTCGGCTGCGACGGTTGCCACCTCGCTGATGGGGATCAAGGTCAAGTTTGCGTGGTTTGTGATACAGGCGCATGGATTTGACGCTTCCTTTGCGCTGATTCAGAATCGACACGTTGAATCCCAGAATCTGTTTGTAGAGCGATCGCTTCACAGCCTGATATGCCTTGCGTGGGTCGTCTTCGATATTGTTGTGAACATCCTTGGTTATGTTCTGCCTGACCTTTTTGGCCTCCTTGGTCAATATCGCCTTTACACGTTTCCTGGTGTCGGGATGTACAACCATCAGTCGCGCCAAGGCTTCTATTGTCTCGTTAAACGAATCCTGGTCTATCTCGGCATTCACAGCGAAGCCACCACTACCACTTGCGCGGGTGGCGTTGTTCAGGTAGGTTGGTCTGCTACCTCTGTAACCGTTTATTGCTTCAGATAATCTTCCCATACACCATTTGGTTGATAATGTGGCAAAGGGTTACTCCAAACAAAAAAGGGGATGCCGCTGCACCCCCATTCGATAAAACAATCTAAAAATTACTAATCTAAATACCTAATAACCTAAAACCTATAAATTATGAAAACTACTAACACGATATATTGTTAAAATCCGAATTCTTTTTTAAAGCGACGGTAATAGAACAGTCGTTGGGCTATGCCGTTCTGTCCGCCATTAACCTTTTTGGTTATCTGTCTGACAATATCTTCGCCCATTTTGCCACCGTCGTCTTTGTCGGCCAGCTCGTTCAGGCCTTTCTTCTGCCAGAACCACATTGAAGCCATCTGGTTTAATGGGAACTCGGCCACTTTACCTGGATTCTTCACTACATCTTCTGTGCAAAGATCGGATGCATTGAAGGCCTTGTAGTTGGCTAAACCTGTCAGCTGGATATAGCCGCGGCCTTTGTACTTCTGGCCGTCGCCATCCTTTTCGGGCGTGTTGCCCAGGGCAATAGCTTTGGGGCCTGTGTCGTACTCAGCACCACTTGCAAGTTCTGTGGTGTAGCGCAGGCATCCTGATTCGTGGAATACTTGTGTCAGATAATGCACTATCTTTCGTTTATTATCGATACCGTAGGCCATCGCCCACATGTTGAACGATGCCACAAACTCATCGGCGCGCGGCATGTATAAGTCGGGTACTGCTCGCAGCAGCATTTGTCTATCAATCTGCATCTTCCTGTTTCTTGCTTATCTCGATAGATGTTTCGCCCTTCTGGAACTTTATGCGCATGCCAAGTTCAACGGCTCGGAATCCGTAAAGAAGGGTGGGGAATAACAACAATTCGCCGACGGCTGTAAGACATGAGCCATCAATGACTCCCATAGGTGGGGTGAAGAAGCCGCCGACGATCAGGCCCACCGAAACAAAAAAGCAGAGTGCGAAGGTAACGCGCAGCATCAGTTGTGTGCGCGATTCATCGGCTGTGGTAACTTTTGAAATGTTCATAATGCTAAAAAAATTAAATGGTTGATGTTTCAAGTGTCTCGCTGCGTTGTAAAGTAAGGGTAAAGAGATCATCCCACGGATAGAACCCAAGCGATACGATGCGCCAAATCCAACCTGTTCGCCAAAATGAATACATCTGACAGGGGTACATGCTTGGGATGGTTCCCTTGAAGGTAGCCATAATCTTATTGCGGGGCTTGAACATGTACGGATAGGTAGTCAGCTTGGCAGCACGAACGCTAGTACCAATCAGGTTTGTTCCCTCGCGATATAATGAGAATGGCATATCCACACCCGCGCGGGCATCACCACCAGCATCTGTTGGTATCGTGTCGTCAGAATCTGATGGGCGAACGCGATAGTTGACATAAAGTTCGTTGCTTACAACCAACTTCAGTTCTACGTTGGTGATGAATATCAGCTTGTTTGTAGGGAATGGATATGTGGTATTGTAGAACAGTTTGAATTCTACTTCGATGTAGTCGGCTGCTACTGTGAGGTTGGTGTGAATGTTGTTCTTTATTGCGTCGTCGTCTGCCAGATTTGCAATAAAATCGCCGATCTGTGCGCGATACTCCATAGTCCAAGTGCGATTAACAGTTTTGGTGTAATATCGCATTTTGAACAGGGTGGTATCAGAAGGTGTTGAAGGGTCAAGCGCGATTAACACACCTTCTTCGGTATCGAGTGCAACTGCATAAACTCCTGGTGCTGCATAGTGGTTTGCGTCGAATATTACAGCTCCGCCGCTAACTTGGATTTCGTTGGTTATTGGAACCAGATTGGCTACGCTGGTTTTTGGAGTCAATGCATAGCCTGTTACGCTGTTGAAGGCTGTGCGGTCGAATGAAATCCGCACACCGTCTTCAAGTTTACCGTCATAGCCTATGTCTATGGCATCACATGGCAATATCAAACCTTCTTTGGCCTGATTGTCGCAATAGGTGAACCAATTTGAAAGTGGAAAAGCGGTGTCGGTTGGCGATGGTACCACAGTCTTGTAATTTGGGTCGCCGATATGCCCTACTGGGTATTGAACGTACAGCCCTTTGTGGTCGAACATCGAGAAAATCAACGCACTTGGTGTGTCATGCAGCATCCATCCGAATGCAGAACACAGTCCGTTCAGATAATATGCGTATGATCTGGGTTTGATGAAGACATCTGGCGATGCCGAATTGATGGAGTGATGATAGTCTTCGTTCCACGGCGATACCACCAGCGAGAAAAGTTGCAGGCTGAAGTCAATATCGGTTATCTGTGGCAGATAAACATATTGATAGATAGCACCAAGTCCGCTGATAACCTCATCAAGCAGCGCGCCAAGTGTTTTGCAAGTTGGCGGATATACTCTGTTGAAGTTCATGCGGCCAGATATTCCGACAGGCGAAACAATTGGCAGACTAACCTGTCGCGGGTAGGCAGTCCAGGGATTGCCGAATGCCTGCACCTGGATGTAACCCGAAAACATCAATGTAGAACCGTAGAACATTTCTACATATCGGTCGCGGTCGGCCTGTGGGTATAAGGCACTCAGTTCGCCTTCACTATGTTCTATTAGGTTGATGTAGCCTGTTCTGTACCTAACAACAGAACTTATCAGATCGTCGTCTTCTGTCTCTTCGAAAAAGAACGGATTGGCCGCGCCTGTCAGCGCGACTGGATTGCCCGAATAATCGTTGTCGTAGATGTTTACGGTGCAATCTGTGTTGTTTAGACTCTTGAATGTCAGAGTCCAATGGATTGCTCTTGCCATTTTCCTTGTTTCTATTTATGATAGCGAGAAACAAGGCTGAAGGTTTACCGATTTTTGGGCATAAAAAAAGCCGAACCGATGTTCGCACCATCAGTTCGGCCAGATTGTTAGAATAAAGACCTGTATAACATTAATGTCGTCGAACCTCACGGCTCGATTGCGTCGCTTCTCAGCGATGTTAGTCTGTCAGAAATTCGTAATACTTTTGAGCTGTGGGGAATGCCATGAGTGCCAGAATCACCACGGCTACTGAAATTAGATACGCACCTTGATACATGGCAAAGCCAAAGCCGCCAACTGCACCAAGCACATAAAGACAAAGCACCAGAAGTGCAAAATACTTTTTCATCATAGTTTTTTGAATTTTAGTTTAACGATTATGTAAATTATAGCTGCGCCGATCACAGCCAGCATCAGCCAACCTAATTTTGTGAGAGTCTGCTGCCACCAAGTCAGTTTAGCTGGTACCGGATAGGGTTCTGGAATAGGGTAGGGGATGGAGTCGCGCACATGGCTGATAAAGGTATCTGTGCGCAGCCGATCAACATACTTGGTGTGCCAACGCTCTATCCAGACACTATCGCCTTTTTCCTTGATGGTGATAGAATCGTGCTGATAGATACTATCGTGTATCACCTTCGAATGATACAGCGTATCGGTGTGAACTACAGGCACCTCGATATATTCAACACTTTTGCATGAAGCAAAAAAGAAGATAATCAGGATGGCGATGGCTCCTATCAGGCTCCATCCACATCCGATGTAGGCTTTACTGCGATTTCTCATTGCTGTAGTATTTTTGGTAACGTTCATCGCTCATCACTTCCCAATGGCCTTCTTTGGTTTGGCAAAGCCACATTCCTGGTTCAGCTATCAGTCGCGTTTGCGCTTTGCCAGATATGATGTAGTAGACTGTGCCTTCGTACTTGATGGCTGATTTTACGCAGTCCAGATCAAAGAAGGTGGTACTCAACTTTTCAGGCACTTTAATCGCCTGGGTTAACTTTGGGTGGATCATCTTTAAAAAGTTCTTTTACGATCTCATCATATAGATCGATGTTTTTTCTTTGTAGTTCAAATACTATTGCACGCATTTTGCTTGCATGATCTCGCAATTCTGCGTATCTTTTCGCTAATTCGACCATTTCGGAACAATCTTCTTTAATAATCAAATCGGAATTTCCTCTGATGTATTTTATATGTTCTACATCAGTAATGGTGCGCGTGAAATGTGCATCACCTTTTTGGTAAATATGTGCTAGATGGCGTTCTCTGTCATGGCGAACGCATTGCACAGCATCTTCGGTGATGTATTCGTTACCGTTCGGTGTTATTACTAAAATCATAGTGCTACTTGTTTAGATGTTCTTCGATAAATTTGGTAATGTCGCCAATGGTGTCGAGCTTTGCGCTGAAGATGTCGGCATCTGGGAATGTTACGTTGTACTCGTTTTCAAACGCGATAATCAAATCAACTTGATCGATGCTGTCGGCTCCAAGGTCTTCTTGAAGTTTAGTTTCGCTTGATAACTCTTCAGGTTTAACGCCGAACATTTCGGCCACCTCTTTCATCACGGTTTTGTTAATTTCTTCTGTGTTCATAATCTTTGTTTTTAGGGTTTAAAATTTGCTCCCACGTTAGGGAAAAATATTTTCCTAGTTAGGGCGTAAAAATTCCCCAACGTGGGAATGTTTGTTAATTCGTGATTGTATGGATGCTTGCACCAAGGTGCAGCACCGTTTCAAACAAGGTGCTACAGCATACTGACTTGTAGCAGACGTGGGTACCTTTGCAGTACCATTCGCCGTATTTGTCTTTTACCAAGTTCGGGCATTTCTTAACTATCGGAATCATGCTGTCTAGGTTTAGGTGGATCGGGTTCTGCAACTGTTCGCCAATATACGTTTGGTGATGGATAAAGTGTCGTCGGGGAATCAGAATCTGTGCTGACGAATCTTTGTGGATCGTCGCGGAATGTGTAAAATTCATAAGCAGTCCAGACTCCATTTATATATTCGCAGGCGATGATGTGTTCATCTTGTTCTGTGGGTAGGCTGTTGGCACTACAATGCCAGGGCCACATCGAAATCATCTTGATAATTTCTTTGTCGAATGCTTTTTGCTCGGCATTGTATGTCTGGGTATCGTTTACCTGTAGTTCCGCGCGGACTTTATCCCAATCACCAATGGATGCTTTAACTACTCCATCAACATACGCTTTCAATTCGCTTTCGCTCTGCACTCCCTCGTTATCTTCAAGTTCATGCACTACTGTCAATTTGTATTTCGCCATAAGTCTTTTATTATAAAATTCTTGTTATCTTTGCGCCATTCTTCTGCGCATTTCTCAACATCTGGTTTTATCTTCTTGTAGAGTTCTTCCCATTCATCAAGGGTAAGTTTTTCGCCGCGCACTTTACAATATTTGTGCAGGCCGCATCGTACTTTGGTCGAAATGTATTCGGCTGCATCGAAATCGGTGTTCTCAATAGCAGCGGGCGAAGCTGATGTTTTTATCTGAAATAGCGCATTTCTTGTTGTGTTCAAAAACCCAACGCAAAATTTCGCTACTTCTTTGCCATCCGCTTCAGCGGGTTCTATTATTACTCCTAAATAATCAATCATTTCTTTTCTCCTTTCATAAAATCTTTCATGTATTTATGCAATTCTTCGGGTGGCAATGGCTCCAGCTCACATTGTGGGCAATCTATTTCTACCATTTGTAAATCTCCACTCGGAATCTGCGTGTCTATAATCTCTTTCATTTTTTTCTTTTTAATCATAATTGCATTTATAATTAAAATACTTCTTCACATCTACACCGATCTTGGTGGCGGTCTGACATATCAGTCCGGCGTTCAGTATCGGATTGGCATGCACCTCGGCGTGGCACTCGCTACACAGCACCATCAGGTTGCGATCGTCGAGCTCGCCTTCAGGATAGCGGTTCCACGGAATAATGTGATGGATTTGCGTTTTGCAGTACTTTTCGATAGGTTTTCCGCACAACTCGCACACCTGACCTCGCTGCATGACTATCTTCGATTTTAACTCTGCCATCTCATAACGGTGGCGCGGCTGATGCTTCTCTTTCTGCTTCAAGGCGCAATGGTGTGTAATATATAACCGCCAGTCGCCCCATCTCCACACCCATTTTTTCTTAGTGGGTGTGTGTTGGGGGGGGGTAACAATTTGTAATTTCTTGCATAATCGTTTGGAATTGTAGTGTTATTTGTTAATCGCTTTTTCAGCGGCGTTGTAGAGAATTAGGCCTGTAAGCAGACATTGCACAGGATCGACCTTGCAGGCTGCTGACTGGCTTCGCTTTACAGGCTTCAGGTTGCCCATGCCATCATTACTTTCTTGCAACTTGACGCAGCCAAAGCAATATGGCCAGAGTGGGTTGGCTGACAGGTGAATCAGCGGTTGTGGAATCATGTGGCCTGCTCCATCATCAACAGCGCGCTTCACATAGTAGTCGAACTGCTGCACAACTGGGCTGTAGTTGCCAAAACCTTGCTTTACCGGAATCACAATCTGCTTGGGGTCGAAGCCTTCGTCGAACACCCATTGCGAAAGTGCGTTGACAACGGTTGCAGCATTGTATGGGTCATAGCCGTATGCACCAAAGTACAGGCCTGCATCATACAATTTCTTGATTCGGTTAACAGGCCAAGAAGGTTCGAACGTCTTACCTGGCACAATAGTAATGTACCCACCAGCAGCCCATTGGTATAACAGTTCGCGAATGGGGCTTTGGTTGGCGGCTTCTTCGCTGATGTAAACATCCATGTCGCCAAAGAAGTCGCCTGTGCGGGTGTTGTATGCCAGGAATGCGTCGCCATTCAGGTCGTCGCCCTTACTGAAGTCCATACCTGTGAAGACTATCCAGCCGCGATCTTCTGTGCATTCGTCGATGCGGGTGGGGCCTGCTTCGCCGTTTAGCATATTCCAGGAGCCTTGGATGTCGCGTATCTCTTCGGGCTTAATCCAATCGCGCGTGGTGTTCGATGCATAGACGTTGAATAGTTTGCTGAACAACTCGCCGCGCGTCATTTTGCCGTTACGCATATCGGTGATGCTGTCTTCGTAGAACTGATGTTGGCATGTGATGCCCAACATGGGATTGATCTTTCGGCGAATGTCCTTGCTGGTAAGCAGCAGCTCTTCGTCGTACTTTTCCCAATCATCGGGTTCAAGCAGCAGACACAGTTGGCGGTCGTCGCTCAATGTGGGTGTCTCTTCGCCTGAGTCGTACTTCAGTTCTCGCAGCAGGGATTCGTGCAGTCCGTTCAGCATGTCGATAAATGGCCCTGAAGAGATGGTTCCGGCTGTGGTGGTGCCAAAAGTTAATCCTTCGCGACGCGGGCCCATCGAAGAACGCATCACGTTAACCAGATTCATCATGTCCGATTTGCCGTTAGTGTATGGTGAAGAGCCAAGCTCGTCCCAGTTTACCAACTCGGCGAATGGGCCATCCTTGGTTTTACCACCAGCGGTTAGCGGCATAATCATCGCGTTGCGAACGCTATGATACTGAGGTTTCCATCTGATCTGCTTCTTGGTCATGTCGAAACGGTGATGGGTGTCGATACCTTTCAGCATAAAAGTGGTGCGGTCGAACAGAATGCGGCTTTGGAATTCGGCATTGGCACAGCAGTATATTTCGCTGTTATAATCGCCAAGTAGAAAAAAGACTTCCTGAAGGAATGCGCTTAAACCTGTTTTATCGGTTTTTCGTGGGGCATAAAACACAAAATAGTTGCACAGTCGGCGAAAGTCCTCGATTATACCGTCTTCGCGTTCGCGCTCTGTATCTAACATTTCGCGGGTGTCGGCTTGTACTTGCGTATCGAACCAATGGTAGAATCCGAAAACGCTAGCCAATACAAGCACCTGGAATGGTTGCCACCGATACACATGCGCGCGGTCGGTACCTGGGCATGGTGTTCCGCCTGATACATAATGCATGCGACCATTTTCGTCGGGTTCCCAATTACCTTCGCGTAAAGATATTATCTGTTGCACTCGGCCAGCATCAAAGTCGTAGGTTCTTAGAAGCCGTAAGAATTTTACGGCTCCAAGAATCTCATATCCGTTATGAAGGTCGGGATCGCGCGCTATATCGACAAAGTAGTCGGCTAGCCTGATGTCAATATTCTTTAGCGTTTGCCAAGAGCCTGACATCATGAACATAGCCAATCTGCGCTGCAGAATCTCAACGGCTTGGTGCTTCTCTTCTTGCGTCATAGCGTTTAATCGTTAAGTAATATCGGCATCATCAGGATGGTGACTTCGTTATGCTCATCCTGTTCCTTTGGTTCCAGAAGGATCGCGCGGGTCGCGTCTTTCATCTTTATGCGCACATCTGTGTCGTCGATGTAACCTAAAGCCTTGGCCAATGTGGTTCCTTTGATGCCGATGGTTAGTGGATCGGAACAATTGAAATCGGCTGCAACCTTATCGCGGGCACCTTCGCTGAAGTCGAAGTCGTCGCCCATTACGGTTAGATTGTCTGCTTCGAAATGTAGCGAAAGCATCTGCGATGAATCGTTGCTCCAAGGTAAAACGCGCTTGATGCTTCGTGCTAATTCGCGATTGCCGATGCAGGCTTCAATGGTGTTGTCGGTCGGAATGATAGAGTTATATTTCGGATAGGGCTGATCTATCAGTCTGAACGTCATGCAGTAGCGGGTTGTCTCTACCTGGCATTTGCCTTCGGCGAATCGCAGGCTGATAGGCTCCACGTCGGTCAGCGTGTCAGCTAGAACTTTCGCAGCCTTGGTTGGTATGGTTGCATCTATCTTCTGACCTGGCTCTATATCTTCATTCAGCATTCGGGTGCGAACTAATGCGTGGCCATCGCTTGCAACGATGTCGAGTGCATCATACTTCTGTACGGTGCAAATATGTACACCACACATAACAGGGCGCAGCTCATTGGTGCAAACGCTCCATAGGCATCGCTTGATAGCTTCGCCGATGTGGTTGGATTGCAGATTGTGAAAGTTCGATTCCCATGTGGGCTGCGCGATTACCGGATATTCGTCGGCACTTTCAGCAAGGAAATGAATCTGGCCATCCTGATGCTCGATGGTGAACATGTAATCGCTTTCGGTGCAACAGGTGATGGTTAGCGGTTGGTTGCCCAGCTGTCGTGCTGCAGTCAGCAGTCGGCCTGCGTCCAAACAGAATCTGCCTTCGCCTTCCATCGTGTCGAGGTCGAGCGTGGTGCCGATGCTGCATTCACCATCGCTACCTGTCATGGTCAGCTGGTTGTTTGCTACTTCGCAAAGTATGTCGCCCAGAATGGGGAGTGGGTTCTTTGCGTTAATCACTTTCGAGAGAAGGATGGCTGCGCCCTCGATCGCAGTTGATTGAATTGTAAATTTCATAATTGTAAATGTTTGGGATTGTTACTTGTTTAATAATGCGGCCAATACAGGGTCGTCGTTGGCTGCTGGGTTATCGGCTGCGCTGCCACCATTTGTTGCTACTTTGCCTTTGGCGGTGTTGTAGTTC